TGGCGGTGACCCGGGCCAAGGGCAACATCATGCAGGCCCTGGAGATCGCCAAGGCCAACGAGCAGTGGCGGGCAGAGACCCCGGACGTGATCGACGTGCTCAAGTCCGCGGTCGCGGTCGGGACCACGACCGACTCGGTATGGGCGGGACCTCTGGTCAACTACCAGAACCTGACCTCGGAGTTCATCGAGTTCCTTCGTCCCCTGACCATCATCGGTCGGATCCCCGGCCTGCGTAACGTGCCGTTCAAGGTCAAGATCCCGCGTCAGACCGGCGGGGCCGCGGTCAACTGGGTCGGGGAGGCAAGGGCCAAGCCGCTGACCTCGCTGGCCTTCGACTCGATCTCCCTCGACTTCGCCAAGATCGCGGGGATCGTGCCTCTCTCGGAGGAGCTGGTCAGGTTCTCGTCACCGTCTGCCGAGGCTCTGGTCCGCGACGACCTCGCCAAGGCGATCGTTCAGTTCATGGATCTCGAGTTCATCGATCCGACCAATCCGGCGACCGACGTCTCTCCCGCGTCGATCACCTACGGGGTCACTCCCGTCCCCGCCTCCGGGACTACGGCGGCGGCTCTTCGGGCCGACATGGCGAACCTGATCGCAGGGTTCCTCGACTCTAACATGTCGATCGCCTCTGGCGTCTGGATCACGACCCAGACGACCGCGATGAGGATCGGGCTCATGCAGAACTCGCTCGGTCAGCCTGAGTTCCCCAGCGTCAACCTCGCCGGCGGTACCCTCCAGGGACTGCCGGTGATCGCCTCGGAGAACGTGCCTGCCTCGGGTGGCTCGCCGTCTGACGGCTTCCCGATCATCCTGGCCGCAGCTAGCGACATCCTGCTCGCCGACGACGGACAGGTGACGATCGACGCCTCTCGCGAGGCCTCGCTCCAGATGGAGTCTTCTCCGGACTCGCCGCCGACTGCCGCCACGACCATGGTCTCGCTGTGGCAGCACAACATGGTCGCGATCAAGGCGGAGAGGTACATCAACTGGGCAAAGCGTCGTCCCGACGCGGTCGCCTACATCTCCGGCGCCAAGTACACCGGCTGAGCCGAGGTCCCCCCTCCGGTTCTTTCGGAGTACCCAGGGGGTCGTCGTCCAAGCGGCGATCCCCGCCTTTCTTTGATTAAGGGAGAGCAAGAGATGGTTCTGACCCCGAAGCGAGCCGACGTCGGTAATCAAGACCTCCTGGGGTTTACGACTCCCTCCTTTCCCGACTCTGTGATCCAGGCCGTGATTACGGTTGACGACCTAGGTAGGCCCGCGACCGGGATGGCTCCTCTCGTCCTGATGCCCATGGGGACGAGATCTGGCGCGCAGATCACCGACAGGTTCGACTCTCAGAGGTTCAGGACCATGATCGCGGTCCTCAACTGTCGGCAGTTCGGCGGCGGCCGGTTCGATCTGTTCCTGGAGATGACGGACCCAGCTACCGGAGAATGGGTGGCCTACGTCGATTGGGCGAATTTTGCTACCGGGGTCGGCGTCTTCATGGCTATCGCAGATCCGCGGGCCGTCCAATCTGACTACGGCGTGGTCAAGGCTATGGTCAAGAGGGTGACCGTTCCAGTCGGAATTAGATTGCGATTGACGGGCACTACCGGGTCCAGCGAGTACAGTCTGTCGGTGATCATGGGTTGACCAAGATGAAGCTCGTCGCCGCCACTCTGTCTCTGATCCTTCTGATCTCGCCGACCCTGGCGGAGGAGATTCCTACCGAGCCAGCATACCTCTACTGGGCGGTCGTGACCAACGTCGTAGACGGAGATACCGTTGACGCAGACGTCGACCTCGGCTTCTTTGTGACCATGAAGAACCAGAGACTTCGCCTGGTGGGGATCGATACTCCGGAGACCAAGGGACCGACCAGGCCTGCCGGTGAAGAGGCCTCCGAGTTCCTCAGGTCTATGATCGACGGAGAGACGGTTCTCCTTCGTACGATCAAGGACAAGGACGGCGACGATCGAGACGACTCCTTCGGCCGCTGGCTGGTCACGATCTACATCGACGGAGTCAACGTCAACGCGGCGATGATCGACAACGGTCATGCGGTTCCCTATCGAACAGAGAGAGGTGAGTATGTTCCGCCGTAAGCTGATCGCCACCCAGACCTTCTCCTACCGGGCCGGGTCGCTGATGCTCCGCCCCGGAGATCGCTTCATCGCGGCCTCCGACGAGGACGCCCGCCTCCTGATCGGCTGGGGGAAGGCGATCGATGACCCAGTCGGAACCCCTCCCAAGGAGGCCTCCGATCAGCGACTTGCTGATGAGCAGGACAGGAGATCGGAGACCAGGGCTCAGCGCAGAGCTCGAGAGAAGGCTGAGAGTTCATGAACCTCTTCGGACTGACCATCTCCCGCAGGAGGGAGGCCCCGACAGGGTCTACGATCCCCGGGGATCGAGGGGCGTGGTGGCACAGGGTCCACGAGCCGTTCACCGGGGCGTGGCAGAGGAACATAGAGGTCAGGACGGAGTCGGTTCTCGCCTTCTCCGCCGTCTACGCCTGCATATCGAGGATCGCTTCGGATGTCGCCAAGCTGAGGATCAAGCTGGTCGAGCAGCAGGACGGAATATGGGTCGAGACGGAGTCCCCCTCCTTCTCCCCGGTGCTGACCAAGCCCAACGACTATCAGAACCGCATCCAGTTTCTCCAGACCTGGATCGCGTCGAAGCTGATCCACGGCAACGCCTACATACTCAAGTTTAGGGACGATCGCCAGGTAGTGGTCGGCCTCTACGTGCTCGACCCTCTCAAGGTCAAGACCCTGGTCGCTCCCGACGGGGGCATCTACTATCAGATCGGCAAGGACGACCTCTCCGGAATCCACGAGCAGGTCACGATCCCGGCCAGCGAGGTCATCCACGACGTGATGAACCCGCTCTATCACCCGCTGGTCGGAACCTCGCCGATCTTCGCCTCCGGTCTGGCCGCGACCCAGGGCCTCCGCATCCAGACCAACTCCGCCCTCTTCTTCCAGAACCTCTCCGTGCCCTCCGCCGTGATCACCGCCCCCGGCGAGATCACCGAGGCCAACGCGACTCGGATCAAGGAGGCGTGGGAGAGGAAGTTCTCAGACGGAGGCCTGGGTAGGGTCGCGGTCCTCGGCAACGGGCTGACCTACGAGGCCATGGCTATCCCGGCCTCCGACGCGCAGCTCATAGAGCAGCTGAGGTGGACGAGGGAGGACGTCTGCACGGCGTTCGGCGTGCCGCCCTTCATGATCGGGGTAGGCCCCTCCCCGGCGTATAACAACATCGGGGCGCTCAATCAGCAGTACTACACCCAGTCGCTCCAGATCCTGATCGAGTCCCTGGAGCTGTGCCTCGACGAGGGTCTCGGATTAGGCACGAAGAAGGACGGCAAGCTGTACGGAACGGAACTCGATCTCGACGGCCTCCTCCGCATGGATCAGGCGACTCTCTACAAGACTCTCGGAGAGGGGGTCAAGGGGTCGCTGCTCACGGTCAACGAGGGGCGCAGAAAGATCGACCTGGCCAGGGTCGCCGGCGGCGACTCTATCTACATGCAGCAGCAGAACTACTCTCTCGAGGCCCTGGCTAAGAGAGACGCCCAGGATGACCCGTTTGCCGGGTCGAAGCCTCCCGCTCAGGCTGAGAAGCCTGAGCAGGAAGCAGAGCCGAAGCCGGAATCTCTGGTGGAGGAGGAAGAGGCCAAGTCAGTCGACTGGAACGAGGTTCGCGCCGCGTTTCTCAGCTTTGCGAGCGCACCTCTCATCGAACATCACCCCTCAAATTGAAGGGCGGCCATGGACACCTCCGACGCTATGATCTTCGCCAAGGAGATCGCCCCCGTCTTTCGTCAAATGATCGAAGACGCCACCTCACCCCTGCTCGACAGGATCAAGCAGCTCGAGGCCCGTCCCGTCCCCAGAGACGGGGTCGGGGTCACGGACGTGGTCAAGGCCTACGACGGCGAGGTGCTCTTTCTGTTCTCCGACGGGGAGAAGAGGTCGATCGGTCCGATTCTGGACGGGAGTCCGGGAAGGGATGCCGAGCCGGTCGACTACGAGAGGATCAACCTCTACGTCGACGAGAAGGTTCTAAGCAGGCCCGTTCCCAAGGACGGGAAGGACGCCGATCCGGTCGACTATGATCGGGTAGCCAAGGCCGTGGACGACATGGTCAGGGTCGCGATCATGGAGGCGGTTCCGGAGCCGGTCGACTACAACAAGATCAACGTCTATATAGACGAGCGGGTTCTGACCATCCAGGTCCCCAAGGACGGGAAGGACGCAGAGCCGGTCGACTACGACAGAGTCAAGGGGATCGTGGACGACAGGGTCTTGGAGGCGGTCGCCGGAGTCTCCCCGGAGCCGATCGACTACGACAAGATCAACCTCTATATCGACGAGAGGGTCTCGACCATAGAGGCTCCTCCCGGCGAGCCGGGTGCGGACGCAGAGCCGGTCGACTACGAGAAGGTCAGGGAGATCGTCGCGGAGGCGGTCGCGGGAGTCGAGCCTGACCACGTCGACTACGACAGGATCGACAGGGCTGTCGACGAGAAGGTCGGCAAGGCCGTCGACGTCATGGTCGGTAGCGTCGAGCTGTCCCTGTCGACCATCGACAAGAAGATCTCCGAGGAGGTAGCCAAGATTCCCCCCGGGGAGCCGGGTAAGAGCGTCGACATGGAGGAGGTCGGCGTCATGGTTATAGAGGAGGTGGAGCGGGCGGTAGCCGCCCTGCCCAAGCCGAAGGATGGAGAAGATGCCGACCCGCAAGAAGTTGCGAAAGCCGTCGCCGAAGAAGTTGAAGAGAGAATCAAGTCGGTCGAAGGAGATGTCGCTAGACTCTCAGAAGCCGTCGCCGGAGTCAGGGACTCGATACCGAACCCGAGCGATCTTGCGCTCGCCGCACACGAAGTCCTGAAGGTCGAGGTCGACAAGGCCGTGGCCCTGGTCGTTCCGGATGCGGTCTCCTCCTACGCAGAGGCCCATCCTCCGGAGCGCGGACCTCCCGGACCTTCTGGGAAGGACGGCGTCGGGGTGGCCGGAGGAGTGATCGACCAGGGAGGTCACCTCAAGCTGTCTATGACCGACGGTAGCCTGTTCGACATGGGACTGACTCGCGGCGAGCGCGGTCCTCCCGGCGAGCAGGGCTTCTCCCTCTCCGACCTCTCCTTCGAGCAGGTCGGCAGGAGCGTCTTCATAAGGTTCGAGCGAGGAGACCTGAAGAAGGAGGTCGAGCTGATCGTGCCGAGCGTCATCTACTGCGGCGTCTCTT